CTGAAGAGAAATATGATGTACTTAATAGTATGGTAGAAAAACTTGATGAGATGGAAGATAAACTCAACGAGCAAATTAATAAAAATATTGCTTTAAACAAAAGATTGGCTGAGTCGGTTGCTGACGTAATTCTTGCAGATGTATCCGAAGGTCTTGCTGTATCCCAAAAGGATAAGCTCGCTTCTCTTGCCGAAAATGTTGAGTTTGATGGTGAGCAATCCTATCGTGAAAAACTGGTAACTCTTAGAGAAGCATATTTCTCCTCTAATACCGGCGTTCAAGAGAACAAATCGGAAACAATTTCTGAAGAAACTGAAGTTACTTCTCATGGAGAAGTATCGACCATGATGGAATCTTATCTTCAGACATTGAACAGAGTTTCCAAGAAGTGATACTTTATCATAACATAGTCAAACTAACTTTTTAAACAGGTAAAAACAAATGCTGCAAATGCCTTCCCAAGAGGCTCTGCAGGAGAAGTGGGCACCTATCCTCAACCACGAGGGTATGGACTCAATCAAGGATAACCATCGTGCTATGGTTACCGCTCAGCTCCTGGAGAACCAAGAACAGATGCTTAAGGAAGAAAGAGAATTTCTTGCTGAAGCTCCAACTAATGTTACTGGTGCTAACGTTAGTAATTTCGATCCCGTACTGATCTCTTTGATCAGACGTTCTATGCCTAACTTGGTCGCATATGACCTCGCAGGCGTCCAACCAATGAATGGTCCTACCGGACTTATCTTCGCAATGCGTTCTCGTTTCACCTCTCAGACTGGAACCGAAGCATTCTTCAACGAGCCAGACACCGGTTTCTCCTCACAGAATGATGGTGGTGTTGGAGCAGGTGCTGCTCAAGGACCTTACACCACTGGATCTGATGATGATACCGTTGGTTTCGGTACTGATACTGCTCAGGTCGGTACTAATCCTGCTGCTCTGAACCCAGAGTCTGATGCCAATCAGGGTGCATACACAGTTGGTCAAGGTATGACCACTGCCAATGCTGAAGATCTCGGAGACGGATCTGGTGATCAGTTCAACGAGATGGCATTCTCAATCGAGAAGGTCACTGTTACTGCGATGAGCAGAGCATTGAAAGCAGAGTATTCACTGGAACTGGCACAAGACCTCAAGGCTATTCATGGTTTGAATGCCGAGGCTGAACTCGCAAATATTCTCTCTACTGAGATTCTTGCTGAGATCAACCGTGAAGTCATCAGAACCATCTATAAGTCTGCTGAAAAGGGTGCAACCGCTAACGTTGCCACTTCTGGTATATTTGACCTCGATGTTGACTCTAACGGTCGTTGGTCTGTTGAGAAGTTCAAGGGTCTGATCTTCCAGATCGAGCGTGATGCTAATGCTATCGCACAGAGAACCCGTAGAGGAAAGGGTAACATGATCCTTTGCTCTGCTGATGTTGCTTCGGCACTCACCATGGCTGGTGTTCTCGATTACACCCCTGCTCTCAACGCTAACCTCAACGTTGATGATACCGGTAACACCTTTGCTGGTGTTCTTGCTGGTAAGTATCGTGTTTATATCGATCCTTATGCCGGTGGTCAGAATCCAGTTTCTGGTTCCGCAAGCAATGGTCAGTATTATGTCGTCGGTTATAAGGGTTCTTCTCCTTATGACGCAGGTCTCTTCTACTGCCCATATGTTCCTCTCCAAATGGTTCGTGCCGTTGGTGAGAACAGCTTCCAGCCAAAAATCGGATTCAAGACTCGTTACGGTATTGTTGCCAACCCATTTGCCGGTGCTACTCAGGGAACTCATCCTGGTGCTCTCAAGCAAAATGACAACCGTTACTACAGAAGAGTTCAGGTTTCAAACCTTATGTGATCTACGGTTCACATATTTTTTTACAAAGGAGGGTCTTCGGACCCCCCTTTTTTTATCTAAATACAAGTAAAAACAATGGCATCAATATTTGATAGGCAGATAGATAATAGAAATTTTTTATCACCCATTGGTTTTAAGTTTACTATTGCCAAAGAACCAAAAGTTTCATTTTTCTGCAATTCTGCTAGAATACCAGAAATTACTTTAGGAACTGCTATTCAACCAACATATCTAAAGGATATTGATGTTCCTGGAGAAAAATTAACGTATGGAGATTTTTCACTGAGATTTTTAGTTGATGAAAATTTGGAAAATTATATGTCAATTCATAATTGGTTAACGGGTCTTGGATTTCCAGATTCTGCTCAAGATTATAGAGATTTAATAACTAATGAAGATAATTATGAAGATATAGAAAGACAGTACAGTGATGGTAGTCTTCATATATTGAATAGTAATTTTAGAGATACGGCTATAGTAAAATTTTCAAACTTATTTCCAATTAATTTAACCTCCTTAGAATTTGAAGCAGACAATACAGACTTAAACTACTTTACAGCAGAGGCAACCTTTAAGTATACTATCTATGATATACTAGCACCAGATAACAGAACACCCTTATGAACCTTGAGCAAATTCAGGAGATGTGGCAGAAAGATTCTGTTATTGATCCTGACAATCTACATGATGAATCACTAAAAATTCCCCAACTCCACTCAAAATATTATACCATATATAATACGATTACTCTGTTGAGAGAAAGAGCAAGAGAAACTTATAATCGTGTTAGGTTGGAAAGATATAACTATTATGCTGGAAAGGCACCTGCAGAGGCATATGAAGAAGAGCCTTTCCCATATAAAGTAAGAGAAAAAGATGCTATTCAAAGATATTTGGAAGCAGATGAGAAGTTGGTAGCAGTCGATTTGAAGGTTAGATATTATGATGTTATGTTAAAGTTTCTTGAGGAAATTATCAAAACAGTATCGAATAGAACCTACCAAATTAAGAATGCTATCGAATGGCATAAATTTCAGGCAGGGTTTAACTAAATAATTTTATGGCAACATATTACGACGATTACGACGATAATGAATTCGATCCCAGTTTAGGGATGGATTGGTATGCTCAAGTCAATTTGGGAATTGACGAAACAAGAATGTTGTATAGTCATATATGTTATGCCTTAGAAACTTGGCCTGGTGCTCCAAGAAGACCAGTGGAAGAACAGGAATATTTAAAATATCTGAAGGGAAAGTTATTTGCCATGATTCTCGATTATCAGTTTTCAGAGGGGCAATAAATACATATAGGATTGACTTATATGTATGTCACATTTGATAATACAAAAGAAAAATGAGATATATCTCCAGGTAAAAGCAGACCCACATGTTTATTATGAATTAGCAGACCAGTTTACCTTTGAGGTTCCTGGTGCTAAGTTTATGCCTCAGTTTCGTAGTAGGCACTGGGATGGGAAGATTCGTTTATTCAGTCCACAAACTGGTGAAGTTTATGTTGGGTTATTAGATAAAGTAATACAATTCTGTAAAGACCATGAATATACTTATGAATTTGTAGATAATAAGTTTTATGGTCTTCCTTTTGAATTCAATGACATGATATCAAAGGAGGGTGTTAAAGACTATATGAAATCTATTTGTAAGTATTCCCCAAGGGACTACCAAATAGAAGGTGTCTACGACGCTCTAAGACATAATAGAAGACTATTGATATCTCCAACTGCTTCGGGAAAGTCATTGATGATATATTCTCTTGTGAGATACCACGTTGAGCGAGGGCAAAATACTCTGATAGTCGTGCCGACGACATCCCTTGTAGAGCAGATGTATAAAGATTTTGCAGACTATGGTTGGGACGTGGGTTCATTTTGTCACAAGATTTATGCGGGACGTGAAAGAGAAACTGATTCGCAGGTTATTATTACCACCTGGCAATCTATCTACAAACTCCCCCGTAAATACTTTTCAAGATTTAATGTGGTCGTAGGAGATGAGGCACACCAGTTTAAATCGAAGTCTCTTATATCTATAATGACAAAACTTGCAGATGCCAAGTATCGTTATGGGTTTACTGGAACACTAGATGGCACACAGACGCATAAGTGGGTCTTAGAGGGTCTTTTTGGTCCTTCATATAAAATCATCAAAACAGAAGAGTTGATGAAGAAGGGTCATGTGGCTAAGTTGGATATTAATGTGCTTCTACTGAAGCACCCAGCACATAAGTTTGAAACATTTGAGGATGAAGTTCAGTATATCATCAATCATGAAAGACGTAATAAGTTTATACGCAATCTTGCTCTTGACCTAAAAGGTAATACTTTGATTCTATTCTCAAGAGTAGAAGGTCACGGACAACCATTATTCGACATGATAAATAACAACAGGATTGATAGTCGTCATGTCTTCTTTGTTCATGGTGGTGTTGCTACCGAAGACAGAGAAAAGGTAAGAGAAATAACAGAAAAAGAAAATGATGCGATCATAGTAGCATCATATGGCACCTTCTCTACTGGTATTAATATTAAAAACTTACACAATGTTATTTTTGCTTCTCCTTCCAAGTCAAGAATTAGAAATCTCCAATCAATTGGCAGAGTTCTTAGAAAAGGAAATAACAAGACAAAGGCAACTTTGTATGATATTGCTGACGACATCTCCTACAAATCACGGAAAAATTACACACTTAATCATCTAATAGAAAGAATAAAAATATATAACGAAGAAAATTTTAATTATGACATTGTAAACATATCGCTTAAGAATTAATATGGGAGACGAATTTTATTCAATTATAAAAATGATATCTGGTGAAGAAGTATTATCATTAGTGGTTATTGATGATAATGATGGGGATCCTATTGTAGTTCTTCAAAATCCTATCATTATGAAAATGATAGAAAGTCGTTTTGGGACACAAATTAAAGTAAAACCTTGGATTGAATTATCAGAAGAAGATTTCTTTTTTGTAAAACCAGAAAAGATTATTACTATGACAGAAACTAAGAATGAAAAATTAATTGATATTTACAATCAATATATCAATGAAGAAGATAATGAATCAATGTCTCCAGGAAAGGTAAAACCATCTGAAGAAATGGGATATTTAAGTTCAGTAAAAGAAGCCCGTAAAAACTTGGAGAATATATTTAAGTTAGAAGTAGAAGATACTAAAGAAAGCTAAGCCTCACCCTTCAACCCTAACAAAGGTATTCTACTGATATTCCGTCACCTTGTCAAGTGGTGTTTCTTATGTTAAAATAAAGACAACTTACAACAGTAAATCAATGTCATGCCTAAAAAGAAATCAGAACATTATGTAAATAACAAAGAGTTGTTGGAGGCAATGATTGTTTATCGTACAAAAGTAGAAAAGAAATATAAAGAGATTTACGGTAAAGATCTACGAGAACAACCAAAGGAAGAAAGAGCAAGGAGATGGGAAGGCAAACCACCTATTCCAAATTATCTTGGAGATTGTTTTTTAAAGATTGCAACTCATCTTTCATATAAACCAAACTTTGTGAATTACATGTTCCGAGAGGATATGATTTCTGATGGTATTGAAAATTGTGTTCAGTATATTCATAACTTTGATCCAGAGAAGTCGAAAAATCCTTTTGCGTATTTTACACAAATCATTCATTATGCTTTTCTTCGTAGAATTCAAAAAGAGAAAAAGCAATTAGATATCAAAACTAAAATTATTGAGAAGACTGGTTTTGATGAGGTTATGATGGTCGATGACAGCTTGCTTTCTGCCAGTAGTTCAGACTATAATACCATCAAAGATAATATTCAATATAGAAACCGATGAAGATTAAGTTTTACAACTTTTACTGATATTATGCGTGTAGCGATAATCACTGATACTCACTATGGGTGTCGTAAAGGGTCAAAGTTTATTCACGACTACTTTGAGTTATTTTACAAAAATATTTTCTTTCCGACACTCAAAGAATATGGAGTAGAAACTGTTATTCATATGGGTGATACTTTTGATAGTCGAAAGTCTATTGACTATCAAAGTTTAGAATGGGCAAAGAGGGTTGTATTTGACCCATTAATGGAGTATAATGTCCATATGATTATCGGTAATCATGATGTTTATTATAAGAATACAAATGATGTAAACTCTCCAGACCTTTTACTTCAAAAGTATTCCAATATAAAGACATATAGTAAAGCAACCGAAGTCAATATTGGTGGACTTGATATTTTATTTTTACCATGGATTAATCAAGAAAATGAAACAGAAACTTATCAACTTATTAAAGAGACATGTAGCAAGTGTGCGATGGGGCACCTTGAGCTCCAAGGATTTAGAGTTAATCGACAAATCATCATGGAGCATGGTACTGATAGCAAGTTATTTGAGAAGTTCGAGCGTGTCTACTCGGGACACTACCACACTCGATCGACTGATGGAAGAGTCTTCTATCTAGGCAATCCCTATGAGATGTATTGGAATGATGTTGATGATCCAAGAGGTTTTCACATCTTTGATACTGAAACATTAGAGCACATTACGATTGATAACCCTTATAAGTTATTTTATATCATCCATTATGAAGATACGAATTATAAATTATTCAACACTTCAGAATTAAAAGATAAAATTGTAAAGGTTATTGTTCGTAAAAAATCAAAACCAAAAGACTTTGAAAAGTTTATTGATAAGATCAATAGTGCCGGAGTACAAGAACTTAAAATCATAGAAAACTTTGCTGTACAGGAGACAGAAGAGTTTGAAATTAGTGAAGAAGAAAGCACTATTTCTATATTAAATAGATATATTGATGAGTCTGAATTTGAAT